GGTATTTCAACACATATCGGTTGCTCCGCCTCGTCAGTGACTTTCTTGCCCTTGTCGTCATAGTGTGATTTACGTGCTTTGCACGTCACAACAACCGTTTCGGGTTTCTCACGTCGCATAACAGCCGTAAGCGTTTTCAATACCTCGTCCTGCTTGGCAATAAGAGCGTCCTCTTTCTCTTTTAGCCGCTTTTGAATATATTCCTGAATTTCAGGTTTCTTCAAGTTTTCATTTCCAATCGAATACGCCGTCTTTTCCGAATATCCCGCTTTTATTGCCGCCTGCGTTGCGTTCAAACTAATCAAATATTCTTCACAAAACAGCTTTTGCTTTTCAGTCACTCTTATCACCTCACTTTCACATTTTCTGTTTGATTACATCGTATAACCGTTTTTTATCATTGCACGTTTAAACGCTTTGCGTTTATGTCGACACTCACACCAATTTTTATTATCCTCGTTCCATTTGCGTATGAACTTCTTGCGTTCTCGTTCGTATATTCTATTTCGTAGATATATTTTTATTCTTTCAAACATAGTTTTATCCTTTCTACCGTTTATATATTGCTTACATCAATCTTGCCACTCATCAGCTCCGGCAACAGTGCGTCCCGTAACTCTGCCAAATATCTATTTTCTTCAACGTTTAGATAATATATGTGTTGTTTCCACGTGTTAAATATCATCATAAGAATACTTGAAATATTTTCTTTGCTGTTGTTTGCGAATGTTATTTCATTTTTGTTTTTGGTTGTTTTGAAATAATCATTTTTAACAATCTTTTCGCCACATATTTTTTCTGTCAATTTTGAAAAATCATTATTTGTACTGTTGTCCTGCTTAAACAGCTCAATGTCAAATCCTAAAGACTTGGCGATTGTTTCATTGATAGTTAGCTTGCAGTTGTTTTTTTCAGTTACAATTCTGTTAATATCCGCAACTATTTCATTATACGGTCTATGTGCATTTTCTATATTTTCAAATTCTATGTATCGGCTCGGTGTCAATACATAATCATTTTTTTTGATTTCTTCAATGCTTACTGCATTGCAGTAACCCGCAATGTTTCCGTACTGTTCAATCTGTATCAATACATCTTGTATCTGACTTTCGGATATAACCTTGACTTCTTTTGCGTATGTCCTGTTAGTGTGACTTTTGCCGCCAAACTGCCCGTTTTGCATTCGCTGTTCTGTTTCATACCTCTGTCGTAGGTCAATCATTTCTACTGTCGAATGCTGTTTATTTTTATTAAATGTTATAATGCATGTTGGTATTGACGTAACTTCAAACATTTTATCCGGACATACAATTATACTTTCTATGAAATTCATTTCAACTAAATACTGTCTTATTTGCTTTTCCTTTTGGTTGTCTGTACTTAAAACACCATTCGGCAATATAAAACTTGCTTTGCCCGTAATCTCATCTAACGCAGTCAATACAAACGCATAATTCGCATTACTTTCCGGCGGCACTTCGCATTGTGAAAATCTATTCTGTAATTGTGCAAATACCGGCTGTTCCCATTTCATATTGTACGGCGGATTTGATATACAACAATCAGCTTTAAATTCGCTCTTAGTTATCTCTTTAACAGTTGCAAATCTATTGCCTTTTTGTGTCCTGTATGTTTTAAAAATTTCATCTGACAATACATCACAATGAATAACTTCGGCGTCAATATTTCTAATTGCCAAATTAAACAACAAAAACGGAATAACACGACTATCATATTCTTTACATATGAATTTTAAATCGTTATTTTCGTTCCATTTTTGGATTGTCAATGCTCCACTTCCCGCACACAAATCTAAACAAATTTTTTCATCTTTGTTTTTTGATAACTCTGCAACTGCTACCGCAAGACTTTTTGGTGTGTAGTCTTGCATTTTTTCTTTACGGTCGGCAAAATAATATTGAAATATCATTTGCATATAATCTATTGTTAAATCAGGACATATTAAAATCCAATCTTCACATAGCTTTCGACAATTTTCGGCATTTAACAATGTTGATTTTAATTCATCAACAACATCTTCAATTTTTTCTATGCTGAAAACGTTCTTGAATTTTTCAACTAATTGCAATAGCTCCATAATTATGTCCCTTTCTTTATCCAAAATAAAAAACAGACTGCATATGATTAACACATACAATCTGCCGTTTTTTTAATATCCCTATTCCCACCAATCACACGAGATATTCACCCATCATCTCACGATGATACACTACCTTTTTTACGAAAATAACGAGCGGTAAGATATAGAACACAAAATATTGCACTGTATATATGTTTTGCATTATTTTTTGTTTGCTCATTCTTTTCGCATTATAAATTATACCATAGGAAAAACGAACAAAACGAACAACTTTATATTTTTTTTAAAAATCTTTTGTGTTTCATTCTTACCCCGTCGGCAGTATTGCCCCCACCAATCTGAAAGGCAATCCACTGCCATGACGGCATTACAGTACCGCCTATGTATCTGTATCGGAATATACGACGTGTTTCGCTGTCTAATATACCGGCAACAAACAATTCAATCTTGTTTTTTTGCCGCTCCAAGCGTTGACGTAATACAATATCAGATATATGCGTTGGCTCAACACCCGACACAGAAATACAGTGTTTGACGTACGGAAATTCGCTGTCAGAGCCTGTGACAGTACCGTGTACTGTATTACTGTTTATTCTGTCATTTACCTCGTTTAATTCCGCTACAATACTGCGATACTGTTTTAGCTCTTCCTTTGTCAAATTAATTCCCCCTGTCTAAATATTCAATACGTCCGTCTGAATAAAATACCATTTTACAATCATTGCGTATTGTATCTTTAATTATTTTTATTCTGCCGTTCATCATATCCATTAATACAAATTTTGCAGTTTGTCCGATGTCCGCCATACGTTTTTTACGCCAACCGAATTGCATATATAACGGATATAGCGCCACAGGAAGTATCGTCTGCATTTTGTATATAATCATCTTCATACCATCTTCGTCAACGGTATCTGTTTTCAAGGTCAACGGTTTAAAATCTGCCATTAATGACTGATAATCAAAATCACATTCAGACTTAATTTCATCAGTAAGTTGTATTACTGTTCGTGTTTCGTTGCCGATGTGTTGTAAATAATTATGCGCATATGTTATGTACCGCACCAATCGTTTTTGATTCCAACCGTACTTTGTATGTAAATACCACACAACGAACACAACAGAATTAACAATCGCCTCTTTGGTTGCCTCAACTTCGACAACTTTATAGGCTTATAGTGCCTTTTTAGTATTAAATTTCTTGACACCATGCTTTTCAGCTACTTTTTTGAAATTTTCAACCAATGCTGATTCTTCCTTGCATCGTTCTACCTGTTTCAATCTCTGCCGCATTTTCTTGCGTTTCTTCGCTATTTTATCTTTCACGCTCTACTCAACCTTTCTTATCCGGTACATATTCCGGACACTTTTCAATCCTATACGAATCATACGTCTTGCGGTGTACCTTTTCAGCAGTCCAACCCTCAACAGGCTGAAAGCAACTGCTCCACGAACAAGCGCCACAAGCTTTCTGACACGCCCAACATAATTGTTCTTTAGCCATTGTCTTGCACCTCATCTAATCTCTGAACATACTCGGTAAAATACCATATCAGTTCATCTTTGAATACTTCGATAGCTTCCTCTGCTTTTTCCTTGGTGGCGAAATATATTGTATTAGGTAATCGCATAATATAATAATACTCTGCGTACATTTCTTCAGAACTATATATAATAAACCACTTCTTTTTACTTTCATTGTTCCAATCTTCTACTGAAATAGGCTCGTCGTTTTGTGCCTGCCATTGTCTTAGACAACGTTGCAATCTGTCTGCACGAGCATTGTTCTCGGCAATGGTTTTATCGCTGTAATAATTACCTATACCATAAAAATTATCATCTGCTGAATCATTTCCTTCTGCGTAACGTAACAGATGACCGTCTTCCTCAACACAATAATACAGTTTACCGTTTTTGCCCCTCTCATATCCAGTTTTAGGCGTATCCTCAACCAATCCCAATATTTTAGCTTGTTCTTCTGATATTTCAGCGTGAACGGTTTTACCGTTCACTTTTAATTCAACTTGCATTACTTTTCCTCCGTTTATTTTTTTCTTGAAATTCCTTTAATCTGTCCTCTAAATATTCAATCTCATCTTTCCAATGCTCAATTAGCATTTCTTCGATTTGTTGCTTTGCGTCATCTATACTATCAGCCCACAATAGGTCATCGTCTGCACTTAATTCTTTTGATATATAATAAAATGCTTCATCATCCATTTCATCTTGAACAAAGCTCGCAATTACCTCATCATCATCTTCATAAAATGGGCTAAAACGAAGTTCGTGCCATTCTTCTCCAAATTCATTCTTTTTGGCTTTCCATTCTTTCATTTTTTATTCCTCAAACAATTCGGGATTATCATTCATATCGTGTATATTGCCTATAACACTGGCTGATTTCCCGTCACCGCACCAGTATAATAAATCTTCTCGTAGCGTCAATAACGGCTCATGTTGCCACTCTATGACAAAACCACAGTCATTACACGCACGTTGTCTGTCGTATGTATTTCTGTATTTAACTATTCCTAAACACGCTTTCTCCGTTGTGAAATGCGGTTCATATCGGAATATACTTCCCTCAAAGACTCGGTTTCCTTTTTTGTCGGTAACTCCTGTAAATTGTCCTACTGTTTCAGGTATAACCCTATGTGCCCAGTCAACATCATTTGATGAATTATCAATTATATACACTACTTCATCTTTTACATCATCAGCTTTTTGCTGAAATATACCGCCCGTTATCCATTCTCCATTGTCTATACGTTTACCTCTGAATAGTATCTCTCGCATTATGCATCCTCCTCAATACTTACAATCAATTTCCAACTTGCTCGCCATTGCCTTTTTTATAATTTTCAGCAACGTTTTACGGTAGCGACTTTTTGTTGTAGCCGCTACCCTTAAATCCCTTATACTTTTTGCTCATTCTGTAAACTCCAATCCAATGCTTGCCCACATTCAACGCAAAGTTTATCGCCGAATAGTATATATTTACTATCGCCACAATTAGGGCAATGACTCAATCCACTTTCTTCATCAATAATTATTTTCATCGGAATATCTTTTTGCTCATACTCATACAACTTCTCTACCGCCTTTTTCATCGGCTTAAAATTTTTAATTTCTCTGTCTATAGTTTCTTGTGCCACAGGCGAAAACTTTTCCGCATTTAGCGTTATAAATCCGTTTTTATATTTTTTTGTCAACATTTTTATCTTCCTCCAATTCAATCACCTTAAATATTTCACTTTGTTGTTTAGCACCGTCAGTTTTATCAATAATACCCTGTTTTATTGCAGTATATAAATCAACTAATCGTGCTATGATGAAACATTCCCCGCAATTAAATTCACCACTGTTATACATATCGTCATAGCATTTTGCAAACTTTTCACCGTCTGTTACACATATATCCGACAATTCGTTTGCTTTAGCTTTCAGCCTATTTCTTGTAGCTTTATCAATCATTATTCAGCACTTCCTCAATGAACTTTTTAAATCCGTCAAATTCAGACGGTCTAAGGACTGTCACCGCACCGCCGGAAGTTAATATTT